AAATTGTAGATAGCATCAGCGTTGCCATCGACACCATCACAGAAGGCATCAATGTCGGTGCTGACACCAACGTCAAAAGTCACACTAGAACCACCAGCTTCAAGGACATCAAGGCAACCACCAAGAACAATTGAGTTGTCCGGTAGGTCAATCACTTTAATGACATCGTTAGCTGTAAGGTTTGCGTCGGCAGCATCAAAAATCTTTGACTGCACAACGTAAGGACGAATCGCGTGAGCGGGGTGTCCTACAGTTCCCCCACCTGTTATGGTGAAATCAATAGTAGCCATTTATCTAGCCCCCCTTACGCGAAGTCAATGACGCCACGAACAACAGCTTCTTGACGCAGTACTTTGCGACCAAAAACGTGAAGTCCACGAATGACATCAGAGAATGACTCAGTTGAACGAACCACTTCGGTTTTAGCGATGTGGGATGCAGTCGCTACAGCAGACATGTGACCAGCAAGAACTACGTTCTCGGAGCCGTCTGTTGCAAGAGTTGCGGAGCCGTCAGTCAGAGTTACTTGGTCAGTTCCACCTGTGCTGTTTAGTGCAGTAGACTTGTAACAACGGAAACCAGCGAAGGAACCGTTGATGGCAAGGCCATTACGCAGCGGAGATGAAGCATCGCCAGTCACTTGGACTTCAGCAATTTTGTTACCAGCTTGGAACATCTTCTCGTAGAAGATTGGAGGTGCTACAAACCAGCGGTTTTCTTCAGGCACAGACTGGTCGTCAAGTAGACGAGCCATAGCCAACATCAGATTGATGCCGTTGTCATTTGTTTCAACGTTAATAGGAGCATTGGCTGTTCCTAGTGTGCCTGCTGCTGCGGTATTTGTTAGAGTCGTACCAGAAACGGCAGACGCTGCAATACCAGCGGCATCAGAGATGTGCTGTAGAACAGCAGCATCGTACTTGCGCTTCAGAGCAAACGCACCAGAAGAGGTGGCAAGTGCTTCGAAGTTGATGTGTGAGTGACGCTCTTCGATGTCGTCAATTTTAAACGCGAAAGCGTTTGCATTGTCAACGACCATAGAGATTTGGTCATCAGCCAAGTCTTGTGGGTTTACCACAGAGCCTCGCTGATAAGAAGAGACAGTTACAGTCGGCTCCTTAATGATTTTGACTGTATCGCCAAAGTTTTCAATTTCGCCAGCGTAATCGGTATTTGTAATATCTTCAATAACCGAAGCACGACGGAAAAACTTGAGAACCTTTTGGCTGAAAATTTCCGGTGCAAAGTTACCGGAAGGCAGGTTACCATAACCTGCAGCAGTATCGAACGCCATGAGTTCAATCCTTCCATTTTTTGAGGTTTAGTTAGTTGTTTAAATCTATTCGACCTTCAGAACGGGCAGCGTCGATTTCGCTTTCTAGCTTTTCGAACTGCCACGGTTTTAGGGTACGAATTTCTGAAGCCTTCCAAATCTTCTTGTTACCAGCATTGGTGCTTACGTCCCTAGCAGGGGTTTTTGTAATTGCATCTGCTGCTGATGGTGAAGACTTAGATTTCTTCTTGGTTAAGCCAGTATCGGCTTTATAGAGGTCTATGACCCGTGCCGCCCACTTAGCATCTTTGTTATTCTTATAGATGCCATCTGCGATGGACTGTGGCTGGTCTTCTAGCCACTTTAGAAACTCATCACTTGTCTTGAGTTCGTCGAAGTCTGGGTGGAGCCGTAGCAGTTCCTCGAAGGCTTTCTGCTTCTCTAGTTCCTGTTCCCGGTCTTTGATAGTTCCCAATTCTTCGCGTAGTTTTGAAACTTGTGACTCTGTTTGCATAGAGGACACAGTTTGTACTACTTCAAAAACGTCAGGGTAACGCTCCTTGAACTCTGCGAGTTCTTCTTGCGTACGAGGTGGTGTTACACCCCTAGGCATTTCTGCCGCCCGTTCTGTCATCGTGTTGCGAAGTGATTCTACTTCTGACTTGAACTCTCCTACTTTTTCGTCGTAGTGTCGCTTTAAGTCATCATAGCGTTTCTTGTAATCGTGTTCCGCTTCTTTTTTATTCTCTACGAAACTGGTGCTATCTTGCGAAGTGGCCTCTTCGGTGTTCGCTTGTTGTGTTTCTGTAGTTTCTTCCGCTTCGTTGTCTTCATCATCGTCGTCGATGTAAACTGCGTCACGGTGCTTTCCACGATATAACGAATCATTATTTATTGCACCAAATGAATCGTTAGGTTTGTTGGCACGGTGGCCTCTTGCTTTTGCCATTTCTTTACCTCATAGTGCGGGGCTACTTGGCGTGTAGGTAGCCGCTTCGGTTATGTCAGGGCCGCAGTATTGCGGGTAGCTGACTAATTCTTATTCTTTGTAAAGTCTGGAGTTGCCGAGCTATTTAAAAAAGAGTCGCCTAAAGTAGCGTCGGCTACAGGCGTGGCGTTGAATGCCCTCTCTAGTATAGCTATAGGTGGTGCTGCTTTGGTGGCTACCTTGCCAATAGCTTTAACTAAAAGTTTACCGCCAGACAATGGGTCATTTTTAAAAGTTTCCATAAAGTCTATTTTAGATTTACCGTCAAATACTTGCTCTTGCAAAAACATAACCATAGAATCTACAGAGCGTTCTCCTGATGCGTAGGCAGCCCTCAGGCTTTTTATAAACTTTAAGTTCTTATCGAGTTCTTTTTTGGGCATTTTGGCAAAGTAGTCTGTTTTCTTTTTACCTTGTACTTTCCAAGCCTCTTCTACTCCGTCAAAAAGTTGGTCCATAGTAACTTTACGACTGAGAATAACTTGGTTGCCTCTTCCTCCACCTGCTGCAAATTTTCTTGCGCGGTTTTTATCGGGAGTATGGAATTTACCAACGTCGTCACTTCCGTATCCATAGTCTGTTGGATTTACTTTTTCTAAGTCGAGAGGTTCCCCTCTGTACACTTTTACTTTATCACCGAGAGCATACGCTTGTGGATTTTCAAGGAACCCACCTTCAGCCATAGGCAGCACTGCAGATTTTGCATTTTTTAAACTGGGGTACTTCTTTAGCATTGCTTCGTATACGGATTTATCCGCGTTATTTTTTAGATAATAAACAAAGTCACTAGCATAATCGTTTAGTGTCATATCTGCGGTTGCTTTACCTGCAGGTAGCAATCCGCCTACAGTTTCAAAAGCTATCATTTTAGCACGTAGCTCTTCTGCAAATCTACCCTCTTCACTCTGTTCAAATACAGCTTCGTAATCAGGGTCAGCTTCTGCCTTTTTATTTATATTATCAAAAAACTCCGTATGCGCCATCTCTTCTGCTAAAGCAAACAGGTTAAATAAAGTCGGGGTTTTAGTATTAGGAACATTCATCTCTCCCAGACCTGCAGACCAGTTCCCCGTAATAGGCTGTGTTCCCGGATTTAAACGGGCTATGTCTTCAAAGTATTTTTGTTCTTCGGGACCGGGGTACTCAGAGGTAACGTCTATTCCTCTTTCTTCTGCTGTCTTAAATATAGCTTCCATCTTGCGACGTACTTCGTCTACAATTATCTTATCTTCGTAGTTTTCAGAACTGTTAGCCATGCCCCCATTAGCAAGTCCGATGAACCCGCCCTGTGCAGCCATCTGCTGACCATTCTCTTGGATGCGCTCTCGAGTTTCCGGCTTACCCCGATTGTTTATCTTGGTAAGGCGGTCTTCACCGATGATTTTGACGAGGTAAGGTGCAACTGTCACTTCTCCGCGTGATACAGCCACATCTATTAGTTTACCGCTAGATTCGTCATTGTCAAGTGCTATTCCACGTCTAACTGCTTCTTTTTGTGCGTCATTGAGCATCTTGACGATATCTTGTTCTCCTGCGAACTCCACGGCTGCTGCATTTATGACAAATGTTCCCTCTGGCTTTTGGGTATTCACGTTGTCTGCAACTGTCTGTCCTTCGGGTACCTGACTAGGCGGCGCACCGATAAATCCAGACGGTTCCATGCCTGCTGCCATCTGTCCACCTGCAGCCATGCCGATGCGACCTCCCAAGGCACGTCCATCCTCAGGACCGCCGGAACGTCCGTCTCCTGTCGCTTCGTCGGCAGCGTCTTGACGTGCATCTGCTGCATCACCGTAATTACCGGAGCTGTCTCCACTGGGGTTATCGCCCCCCGGACGTGCTGTATCCGCAGCAGAATCAGGCGGGGTTTCACCAGAATAATCGTATGTAGCTGTTGGTGGAGTATAGGTTCCAGTATCGGCGTCATACCCCCCGATGGTTACACTTGAGGGTACTGTAATTGTTTTACCTGTGGCTGTATCATAGTATGAGCCGCTGAACTTTTGACCATCGCCGCTCGGTGTTACAGCCCCAGTGCCAGCCCCAGTGCCAGCAACGCTAGAGTCTGCCCCGTAGAAGTTCATAGATGACGTGATGTTATTTCCAGACAGCGTTATCATGCCCGCTTCTAGACCGCCTCCATTTCGCCGCGCATCGTTTATAACGGTTAAAACATCCTCCCTGCGTATGTCGTAGTCCACTCCAAATTTTGTGGCAAGCGCTCTGGCATCTGTTTCATACCCAGCACCAGCAACAGTCCTGCCGTCTGCTGACATGACAGCACCATCATCTCGATAGAACGAACCCGTGCTTAACTGACCTGTTGTGTAACCCTCGTCTGTCAGCTTCTTGCCTGTTTCAGTTACGATATTGTATCCAGACGGAACGAACCCTTTACTCAGAGCTTCTAAGGCTTTGACTTGAACGTGGCTCATCCCTCTCATGTTTCCCGTGTAGGCACGGCTTCCCGGAGGACGAGTTATGCCAAAGTTTCCGAGAGTCATGGCAAACCCTTTAGCGGAAGACCCTGCTGATGTGGCAGCTTTAATCTTAGTTATGTGGTCGCTCTGTTTGGCAGTCAGAAAATCGAAGACACCACCTAAAGCTCCACCGGGTCTAAAGCTGGTATTTCCAAAGGCGTTTTTATCCGCTTTGCCTCCTATGAAACTTCCTGCAACAGCACCGGGAATACCTCCCAACATACCAAAAAGAGTACTGGCTGCTTTTTCTTTATTAGCCTCTAGGGTTTTTACAAAACCTTCTCG